CCCATACCGCCTTCCATTGCTTTTCTCTTGCCTTCCTTGCAACCAAGTTTATAGGCTTCTTCTATCGCTTCCATCAAGTCTTCGTCTTCATAAGCATCGAACTCTCTTAAAAGCTCTTCTAGTTTTCTATTTGATCCCATAATTATTACTTTTTAGTTGTTTCCTTAACTCCAAGCTGTTGCATCAATTGCTTGTTTAGCTCCATAAGTTCAGACATGTTCTTGCTCATATCAGACATCTGGGCCTTAAGGGTGTTGATTTCCTGTTCTTGACGTTGCTTTTCTGCAAACTCAGGATTGATCATTGTCAACATCTCATCGCAGGATGCTATCACGCTGAGATCATAGTCCCGACTGTTAACCCTATCCAATCTTTTTTGTTTTATCATGGATATTTCATTGTTCATCGCATCGCGGGAACATGAGACAACAAGATTCCCGTTTTGTCCAAAGTCGGCTATATCACTACCAGAGGGAAGATTTTGAAACGTCGTGTTCTGACCATTAATATTAGCCACAACATCTACGACCATCTCCATCTGAGGTATCTGCCCCATAGGAGCGGGCATAGGATATTTAGGCTTGGGTGCAGAAACGCTTACCACAGAACCAATCTCTATGAAATGTTTGGCTTCCTTATGAAGAATATACAACTGATTATTTACTCGAAGATTCTGAAACATGATTGTTTGATTTTAAAGGAGTGTGGTTATTGCAATTTTTACAACAACCACAGAACTCCATGTTAATTACTACTTGCTTCGCAAAGAAGCCGTTTCTGCTGTAGGAGCCGGAGTCGTTGTCGGTCTATATCCACCATTAACAAGATACAATTCGTTGGTATACTTGTTGTAGTGTATCTCATAGATTCCGGTTCCCGCCAAGTTTGCAACAGTCACAGGCTCATTGTTATAAGCCAGTAACGGACGAGTATCACCGTTTGTCCCAATCAAGATAGGAAGAGTTGCTGTTGTTCCAGCCGGGATAGCTTGACGGAGATTGACATAGAAACCGCCTACATAATCCCGGTTACGAAACGCATGGTTCGGAAGCTCTAATGTCACGTTCTCCGTCCCTACCGTCACAGCCACCGTTGGCAAGGTGTTAAAGTTTGCTCTGCCAAGTGAAGGGAACGGAAAAGGAAATCCTGTAAAAAAGTTAGGCCACATAATTACCTCCTTTCTTACCCGGATCAACCCCAGTAGTTATTGCAACCACATCCGTAACCGCCGCGTCCATAAGCCGCGTCACCGGCATAAGCACCGAAAGCGGCCGCACGATAGGTATCAAGATTTACACCTACAATATTGGGATATTGCACTGGTACAGTCTGAGGCATGCGGCATTTTATTCCATCAACATCAGATTGAAGGGACTGTAATCCCGCTACCAAAGGTGCAATCTGCTGAGAGACATTATTCAGGATAGTGGCATTCTGATTACGCTGTGATATTTCAGCAGTCAATGTAGCCTTTTCCGCTGTCAGGGCAGTAATCTTGTCCTGTAATGCCTGATTCTGCATAGCGTCCAACTTGGCAAGGACTGCGTTGGTGTTGGCCAAATTACTGTCACGGAGCGACAAGGTGTTCTGGTTTGCAGTATTTACCAATGTATTGGTCTGATTACACATTGCAAGCTGGTTCTCATATCCCATTGTGGTAATGGAGTTCTGCGTTTTGCAGCAGCAATCGGCTAATTTGGTTGCAAGAGCCGAATTTCCAGACTGGATGCTGTTAATAATCTGCTGCCCGGTCATACCGATCTGACTGCCGATGTTACACAATTGGGTAGATACAGCATTGATGGCGGATTCAATTTGTCCGACAGAACAGTTAATTGAACTTGCCAGTTGATTTAAGTCAACCCCATTTCTTTGAATGGCAGACATAATCATTTCACGTTCCGTTGAATTACTGTTGTTTCCGCCTCCAAAACCGAAGTTGCCGTTGCCAAAGACGGCAGCAATCACAATCAACGCAATAATGTCCTGAAAACCGCCGTTGTTCCCGAAGAAACCACCGTTACCGCCTCCACCGTTCATTAATCCCATGAGGTAACCTGTGTCAATACCTCTGTTCTGCAAAGACGGAAGGATTGATGCAAGTAAGCCGTTACTCGTTCCACCTGCCCCGTCTTGATTAAATACATAAGTTTTTTCCATTGTATTTTAAATCTTAGTTACGGTCAATATCAACCGCATCGCAAATGTCGCAAAACAGTAATTGTATTGAATGGTAGAATGTTGTAGGCTTGTTGTAAAGTTGTTGTTAAACTGTCTGATTTTTTACTTGTTCCCTTATCTTTTCGGTATTAGCCTCCTATAAAAACTATGCAATGTTAATTAATAACAAATATGTTATAAACAACACGGATACCATTGTTTTATTATAACAAATATGTTATCTTTGCATTGTAAACAAATGCTCTTTGATATGAAAACAACAGAGTTCTTGAAGAAAGCTGCTAAAATAGGATGCTACTTCGTGAGCCATGGCAAAGAACACGATGTATGGTACAGCCCAAAGACGGGTAAATACTTCCGGGTTTGGCGACATGGGTCTAAAGAAGTAAAAGGCGGAACATTGAACAGCATGATGAAAGATGCGGGTCTTAAATGACCCGCAAATTTGTTTACACAATAAATAAACAGCCTATGAAAACAACAGCTATTGTAGAAATGTGGGACGATAAGACTATAAGTATTTATGTTCCCGAATTTGATGGATTCAGTTTAAATGGACAAGGTAAAACGGTTGACGAAGCAAAGGCATCTTTGAGATTAGCAATAGAGGATTACAAAACCATGTTGACTGAGATCGGTAAAGATGTGCCTGATACGTTACGTGGTATTGATTTTGAATATAAATATGATATCGCGTCATTCTTTGAATGTTTCAAATTCATAAGCGTGTCTACCTTTGCGAAATATGCCGGCATCAATCCATCACTGATGCGCCAGTATAAACAGCGGATCGCTTTCGCTTCTGAGGCCCAAAAGGCTAAAATAGAACAAGCGATTCATAAGGCAGGGAAAGAATTGATTTCTGTGCAACTTTAATTTGGCATTTGTTTACACAAGTCCTCTCTGGAGGCATATTTAAAAAGCGGTGAGATTGTTTTTTCACCGCTTTTTCTTTGCAGTTTCAGAAAAAAGGCGTATGTTTGCAGCGTTCAACATTCGTATTCTCAAATGCAGGTCGTGAACTTGCATATAACGTGCAGGTTATTTTTATGACCGTGCTTAAGATATTAGGTGCTATCGTACCCCCGTGTGAAGTATTAATGTACTCACAGCATTTGAGAATGTGTTGAACAGCGGGACAGGCGATAGCACTTTTTTAATTTAAATTGTTATGTTCAACAATTCTCAAAATCAAATTTTCCAGTACAATGGAAGTCCTATCACCTTTCAAAAAGGAGATAGCGTTATGGTGAATGCTACACAGATGGCTAAATCTTTCGGCAAAGAGCCTAAATTTTGGCTAATGAACCAATCTACAACAGATTTTCTAAATGAACTATCCAAAGTAAGAAATCTAACTTTGACTGATTTGGTGCAAGTTACGAAAGGAGGCAATAATCCCGGTACTTGGATGCACGAAGATGTAGCAATGGAATTTGCTCGCTGGTTAAGTCCTGCTTTTGCTATTTGGTGCAATGACCGCATCAAATAGTTGCTCCAATACGGCATGACCGCCACACAGCCAACTTTGGAACAAATGATTAATAACCCAGACCTTGTTATCAGTCTTGCCACACAACTAAAGAGTGAACGTGAGGAAAAACATCGTCTTGAACAACAGAACGCCTTGCAGGAAGAACAGCTACGACAAGCCGCCCCGAAAGTCCAGTACGTTGATACCGTCTTACAGTCCGTCAACACCTATGCCACAAACTTGATTGCAAAGGAAATGGGAATGAGTGCGGAAACTCTCAACAAGCGACTGAAAGAAAAAGGTATTCAATACCGGCAAAGCGGAGTATGGGTTCTGACGTCCAAATATCAAAACAAGGGATATACTAAAACAAGAACGCACACCTACACCCGTTCGGACGGCTCACAAAGCACGGCTATGCTTACCGTATGGACGGAACAAGGCAGGGCATTCTTGCATTCACTATTTAAAGCATAATTTTTTACATACATACCTATTCAGCAGTCCTTTATAATGCAGGACAGCCAATATTATACCAATTAATAAACCAAAAAATAATTACAAAATCATGGAATTTAAAGATTTAGCAACAAAGTTCGAAGGTCTTACAGCAGACCAAGTAAGTGTATTAGCAGAGTTTAGCAAAAATATTTTAGATGATGCAGGCATATTTTGTTTGCCTTACTGCTTGCTGAGTTTAATTCGGGATATACTCAAAACAGAAGAGTTCGATCTTGAGAGAAACAGACTTACAATAGATTCACTTTTACATATTGTGGAATTAGCCAATGAATTAAATGAACAGTGCTGGCTTGAACATAAAACCCCGTTCGGACTTACAGGCATTAGAAATGACAACCAATATGTCGGATTAGATAACGAGACTAAAATAATAGCATCATGATTGCTGCATAAAATTATATACTAGCACGTTGGGGCTTCGTACCCAACGTATCACGTTTGAAGGGCTGTTTAACACACAAAATTATTCGGCCCTTCGTTATATTAAATTTTAAACGGCATATCAAGCGACTCACGTATATTCCTAACTATAACCTTTAGCAAATAATTTCTGCGTATTCTGTCAGGGTAGATATTTTTCAACTTGTTGATCGATTGCTGCGTAAATCCGGTAAATGACGATATTTGAGATTCACTGAATTTATATTCAGATAGTATAACAACCATGATACCGCGTGAATCAACAATATCACTTCGTTTACACTTTGACAGTATCAGGTCTTCTGATACTTCTGTCTCTAAAGAGACAATTCTTAATATTTTGGCAAAGATTTCAGATTTACACATAATGTTTGAATTTTAGTTATATCTTTGCCTTCGCTACATAAAACTTATCGCACATAATGCAACAAAAGCATAGACATTCATGTTGAAGATATTTAAGTCCCCAACGTGCGAGTGTCTATGCTTGTGTATCAGTTTTATGTAGCAGTTAAACGTGATACGTTGGGGGCTTTTATTTTACTTCCCAGCCCCATAGGAAGAGACTATGAACAAAAGTCTACTGCTTCAGTTTGTAAACCATCCGGCCAACAACGATCAGTATTATGACAATGACAGCCGCCATCGCCCAGCCGCCTACTTCTATCTTCATCCGTTGCCAGACTGTCAGCCTCTTTTCGATTTCAACCGGGTATGGCACTCGGATAGTATCTGTTCGGTTTATATATAGCGTGTCTACCCTGTCCTTGTACTTATAGATGTACCTGTACCGATATTCGGCAACGGTATCGCCTCTTTGGATTACAGAGACCGAATCATGTATAAGCACGCTATCGATCCGGGCCGAGTTAAAAAACACACTATCAATTCTGACCGTTTCAACCGGGACATAACGGACTTGCGTACGGCAAGATGTAAGCATACAGATCAGTGCTATTATCAATAACCCGATCAAACCACCTAATAATTCGTCTTTGTCTCTTTCGTCCATCATAACAAGTTCCATCCGTCAATCACATCTGACATATCTGCTTCTACCCCATTCTCAACCTTGCTCATCCCAGCCACAATACGGATCATCTGCTCACGGTCATTTACATTGATCGGATCGTCGGCCGGGATTCCGGCATAATCTGATACGGCCTTTACATAAGCTTCTGTATGGTTTTCTTTCGGTGGCGCCCACCGGGTAATCATCTTGCGGATAGTGTCGAGCTTGTAATTTTTGAAGTAGTTAGATAATATTTTAAACATCGCCCGGTAGCCGTAGGCCATTGTTGTAAACTGTTTAAAAGATTTATCCTCACTGGGCCTTACTTCTCCTTGGAACAAGTCGTTATTAATCCGAATATTACCAGGATTGTTATTTCTAAGTCCTCTTGCTGTCATAATATATTACTCCATTATCTAAATTAAACTTGTCTAAAACTCACTGGGTGGCTCTCGATCTGGACATCCATGTTTATTACATTTCCGAAAATCAAGAGCACTATTCCTAATTATCAATTCCGTATTCTTTTCAGTTAGCTCACGGATACGCTGACGCAATTCTTCTATTTTTGCATACAAAGTATCTATTTTAGTATCCAGCTCGCCCACTCTTTTTTCCTTTTTCTCGTATAATTCTTTCCATTCATCAGCATACTGAGTAATGTTATCCGCTTCTGCTTTTTTAGCTTCTGCGGCAGCCTTACGTTTTCGAGATTCATAAAACATGAATGCTCCAATTAACGGCAGGCCCGCTGCGCTGATAAATGATCCTATCAACTG